TTACTCACTGAATTTTATGGCTTGCTAAAGGTGTGCCTTGTGGGTGTAGTCTTATGGAATGTCATACCGATCATATATACGAGGTACGTTCACAAGAAGGCAAAGGGTTAAGTTCCAATTGCAAAGATACCGCAGGATTTATAAAGCGTTGAGCAACAAAGATAAAGCAGTAGTATTGACAACTCTGTGTTTTATCACTTTACTTATAGTAATAATTTTATAGACAACTAGCGACGATTAGTTCCTCGACCTACTGCGGTAGACAATCCTGTGTTAACGAAAGAAGTGAAAGTCACCCAAACAAATACATTAACAAATAACTATAACATAGGAGATTATATAATATGTCTAACACTAATCCTAGTAGAGTAGGTCTTGACGAAAATAATGTCCCCGGTGGTAACGATGCTCTGTTTCTCAAGAAGTTTTCTGGAGAGATTTTGCAAACCTTCGAGGAGTCTAACATCTTCAAGCCCTTACATACAATCCGTACCATTGAGTCCGGTAAATCCGCACAGTTCCCAGTAACTGGAGTAGCCACCGCTAACTACCACACACCCGGAGAAAGCATTGCTTCTAACGGTTTGGTAGGTGCTGGAGGATACTTGAGTGATATTGGAAAAACTGAGAAGATCATCACCATCGATCAGATGCTTGTTGCTTCTACGTTCCTCGCTAACATCGACGACATCAAGAACCACTACGACATCCGCAGCGTTTACGCTAACGAGTTGGGTAAAGCTCTTGCTGTTCGTTTCGACACAGCTATCTCGAAAGTATTCATTGCTGCTGCTCGTGACTCGGCTAGCTTAACTGCTACAGCTGCTGGTTCTCAGCTTGACGTTGCTAATAACGACTTCTCCGCTGGTGATGTTGTAGGTACTCCTGCTGCTGTCACAGGTGCTCAGTTAACAGCTGCTCTTTTTTCAGCTGCTCAAAGGCTTGACGAGAATGACGTTCCTAGCGACGGTCGTTTCTGCGTTCTTCGTCCTTCTGAGTATTACAAGTTAATCACTGGTGGTGCTGGTCAGCTTGCGATCTCTACTTCTGCCGTCAATAAAGACGTTGGAGGTTTAGGAAGCATCGCTTCTGGATCGATCCCACAAGTTGCAGGTATTACTATCTACAAATCCAACCACATCCCTTCAACCGATTTATCGGCTGTTGCTACAGGTGACGGAGCAGCTAACAATGATGTTTTCGGTGCTGGTGGTATTGGATACAACGGTGACTTCCGTAATACCCTTGGTGTTGTTTCTCACTCCGCTGCTGTCGGAACTGTTAAACTGCTTGATCTCGCTACCGAATCCGAGTATCAGATCGAGCGTCAAGGTACACTGTTCGTTGCAAAGTACGCTATGGGTCACGGAGTTCTCCGTCCTGAGTGTGCTATCGAATTAGTATCCTAACACTCTCTCTCGGTGCTGGGGAGGTCTGCGATTCGTTCCGCTCCCCTCTACCGGGAACTCTTTCTTTTTTTGATTTAAAGCTATGGCACTGACTACTAAATTAAACGCTGTTAATACAATGATCTCCGTTATAGGAGAAGCTCCAGTAAATACATTAGGAGGTACAAGCGTACCAGTAACAGTTGTCCAAGCAGAAACCGTATTAGATGAAACAAACAGAGCGATCCAATCAGAAGGGTGGCACTTTAATACGGAGCATGAATATGTGTTAACTCCTGACGCAGGTACGAGTAAGATAAACCTGCCGAGTAACACACTAAGGGTAGACTTAGACCCACAAATTTATACAGACTCAGACCCTGTGCAGCGTGGACTTACATTGTATGACCGCAAGAATCACACGGATGTTTGGTCTAAGGAGGTTAAAGCCTCCATTACTTTCGAGTTGGACTTCACGGATTTACCTGAGCAGTTCCGACATTACATCACCGTTAAAGCAGCTCGTATCTTTGCTAACCGTTTCTTAGGCAGCAGGGAGATAGAAGGCTTTGCTTTGAGGGATGAGATAGAAGCTAAAGCTAGAGCAGTAGACAGTGACGCTGAAGCTTCTGACAGAACTATATTCGACAACTACAGCGTACTCCGAGTGCTTGACAGATAGACTATGCCGTTACTCGTAACAAGTGTACCGAATCTTGTCCAAGGCATATCGCAACAGCCTGACAATTTAAGGTATCCCGGTCAAAGTGATGAGCAGATAAATGCTTGGTCTACTGTTGTGGAGGGGTTGGTGAAGAGACCACCTACTGAGTATGTTAAAAAGACAGAGAATAGAGTAGACAGAGACAACGACCTGTTTACTCATTTTGTTAAGAGAGACGAGCAGAACAAGTATGTAGTAGCTGTATCTCTGAATGGTGCTGATGTAAGCTTAGGTGTGTTAAATACAGAGGACGGAATAAGGTTTCCTGTCGAGGCTACTGCTACTGCTGCCAGTTACCTAAGCGGTATAACAAACCCTAGAGAAGACTTAAAAGCACTGACTGTTGCTGACTATACATTCCTTGTTAATAAGAAGAAGGTAGTAGCAAAAAGTACAGCAGAAGCTACTTACTCTGAAGTGCCTACTAAAGAAGCGTTAATTGTTGTAAAGCTAGGAGACTACGAAAAGAACTACAGTGTGTTTATTAACGATACGCTCGTGCCTTACGATACTACCGTAACTCTTTTAGCCCCTAGCGGTCACACTAATCCGAGCCCAGCTGATGCCACTTACAAATCTGATAAAGCGTCGCAAAGTGGATATGCTGCTGATACTACTAAAATAGCTTCTGACTTAAAACAACTAATAGAGTCTTACATCTCCGTTAACTCTACAGCTACTACTCAGTCTGTACAAAATGCAGGAATATCAGGAGGTAACGGTTTACCTTATGCTCCTGTCAGGGATGCTGCTTTTGTGTCACCTACTAACTTAAACGATTGGGTGTACAAAATTGAATTTACTTTAACACAAGGTACTACAGGTACAGGAGCTAGAGGATATATAACAACAAATGCTGATGGTGCTGTCGCCACTTCAGAAATAACACACCAAGGAACAGGTTACGATGCCAATGTTGCGTCTACTTTAGAGTTGCAGATATATAGAGGTCAGTGGCGTTTTATAAATGCTCAGTTAGGTACAAATTGGATGGGATGGGCTTTATATCAAACAGTTACTTCTTCGAATGCTAGTGATTTTGGTTATACTTTCCCTTCTTTAGACTCAACTGTTATACCAAATGTAGCGGGAGCAACTTACGAAGTAGATGTAAAAGAGAGTGTTATCCGTTTAAAATCTGTAAGATATGTGGAGAACAGTGGAACTTACTACTCTTTAATAAAACCACATACATCAGTACAAGCAGACAACGAACCGGGAGTAGGTACAAATTGGACGGAATATTGGGTGGAAGCTCCTGCTACAATTACAGCTGCTCAGGCTTGGTCAGATAGTTACTTATATGAACTTTCGGACTTTTCTGTTAGGTCTTCTGACGGTTTATCAGATCAAGGATTGGGAGTTATTTATAAAGAAGTTAACAATATTACAGAACTACCGACTGTTTGTTATAACAACTTCAAAGTAAAAGTAATAGGCGACGCTGAGTTAGCCCAAGATGATTACTATGTACAATTTAAAACAAAAGACGGAGAGAACTTTGGCACAGGCACTTGGGTAGAAACAGTAGGTTGGTGGAACGATAGTTCTGCTACTGGAACATACGAGGCACTACAGAATGCTTTTGATCTTACTACCATGCCTATTACGTTGAAGCCCGTGTTTACAGGAAACACTATTACATCCTTTAAGCTACAGACTCCAAACGAAGATACAACAGAAGCACCTAAGTGGGCATGGAGAAGTGCGGGAGATAATAACACCAACCCGTTCCCTTCTTTTACAGGCACTACTATAAACGACATCTTCTTCTTTAAGAACCGTTTGGGTATTCTTACTGACAGCAACATTATCTTTAGTGAAGCGGATGAATACTTTAACTTCTTCCGTACCACCTCTCAGCAGCTGTTAGACAGTGCTCCTATAGATGTAGGACTGAGTCACACAAAAGTAGCACAACTGCAACACGCTCTGCCTTTCCAAGAGAAGCTTATGTTATTTAGTAGGCAGTCTCAGTTTGTGTTGAGGGGTGCTGACTTGTTAACTCCTAAGACTGTAAGCATATCACCTGTTACGGAGTACGACATATCAGACAATATAGACCCTGTTGCTCTAGGTAACTACATATACTTTCCATTTAAGCGTGAAGCGTTTGAGGGGATGTATGAATACTTTGTTGATAACAATACTGAGGTGTTTGAAGCTAATGAGATAACAGCACAAGTGCCTAAGCTTATACCTTCTAACATTACACATCTCGTGGGTACAGCTTCTGAGAACATGATTGTAGCTAAGTCTAGCGATGACGACTACACACTGTTTGTTTACAAGTACTACTGGCAGAATAAGGAGAAGATACAAAGTGCTTGGATGAAGTTTACATACAGCCGTAAGATACGAGGCTTTGACTTTATAGACTCCGACTTGTTGTTACTGACAGAGGACACAGAAGGATTACACTTAGAGAAAGCTACAATGGAGAACGGACTTGTTGATGACGGTCTGTCTTATAAGTTGTACCTTGATAGTAGGTTAGACGGTGATGTATTAACGGTTGCTTATGATTCAGCTTCTAAGGTTACTACAATAAGCGACTTCCCTTATGATCCTGTTAATGTAGAAGTATACACAAAAGGTGGTACATTCAAAGATTTTACTAGAACATCAGAGACAGCAGGAACAATAAGCGGAGCACT